CCAAACGGGCCTGCCTTCTTGGACGTAGGTGTATTCGCCCCCGGCGTAGCAGCGAATCCAGTCCAAATTCTTACCAAGCAGCATTTGTTGGTAGTAGCCAGCTGGCAGGTTGTGGACATTCTCGGCTTTGGGGTTGACTTTCCACCACTTGCCCGACGCAAAGATGTGGTCGTTGGCCTCTGGGTTGTCTGGCAGGTCGTCAACGTCCACGGGCACCACGCCGCCGGGCTGCTTGAAAAACTTCCAAGCGTACTGGCCAGTCATCTTTTCCTTCTCGGCCATGCGGTGCCACCAATGATCGTCGTCCATGGGGTTGGTATCCATCCAAATACCATGCCACGTTGCACCACCGTCGCGCTTGGTGGGGTATCGGCCAACCCGGTGAGTCAAGCCATCAATGACGGCCTTGGGCAGCTCACGGGCCTCGTTGACCCAAGCGCCTGTCAGCTCCAATGACAGCAGCTTCCTGACATCCTTGGGCTGATCAAGGGCCAAGAAGATGACCTCGCAGTCGATCCCAGCCGCGTCACCACGGGCAGGCAGCCTGATGTGGTGAGTGATGGGCGGTGTCCACAGCATGGGGCCAAAGGTTGACTCAGGGAAGAGATCAAGCCATGTCTTGATGGTGGTGGTCTTCAGCATGGGGTAGCTGTTTCTGACAATGGCCCAGCGCGAATACCTGACATTGTCAATCGGACTTGCCTTTTGCTGCACTGCGCGAATGAAGATCTTGGCCGCGCAGCCGTAGCTCTTGCCCGATCCCACCGGCCCCATGATCCCTTGCACGAAGTTCTTGCTCTGGATGAAGTCGTAGATCACCGGCGACTCGCTGAAGTCTAGGTTCAGACCAGCTATCGGCACGCTCTTGTCTGACATTTCTTTGGTACGGGCCATCTTGTTGCTCCAGTTGTTCAGCTATTTGTCTCTTGCGCCACATCACTCACCCCGCGGTGCTACCACATTGATGTCAATCACACTCGGCTTCTCATTGCCGTCGTCAGGGTTGTCCAGCAGACCACTGGCCTTGGCCAGCAAACGCAGCACTCCAACCTTGTCATACAGCTCAATGTCCAGCGTGGAGTACACATTGCCGTCAGAGTCCTTCTTGCTGTTGACCTTGATGCTCTTGATCGCATGCAGCGCATGCTCAGGTATATCGCTAGACCTCTTGACCGTCACATTGCCATGCTCATCCCAAGACATGATGTCAGTCAGCTTGGTGTTGGCCATGCTCAGCAACGCATAGGCCACAGCTTCCTTGTTGGCCATGATGGTGCTTGAGCGCTCCAGCCTGCGCTGCACAGACCTGACCCCACCCCAGTTGGTCAGGGGAGGGATCACCGTTGATTTAACCCGTGCCATCAGAACGGTATATCGTCATCATTGTCTTGCACCACAGCTTTAGGATGGGCAGCAACAGCAGTAAATAATCGGTCAGCAGCAGCCACAGACCCGCCACCACCCTGCACCTGACATAGGTCGCCAATGCTCAGACTGATCCAAGCCTCACCCGCAGCCGTCCTCTTGCTCCAAGCACTCACCCAGCGAACCTCACCGTTGGGCAGCATGATCCTGCCCTTCAAGGTCGGGTGGCGCTCTTCAGTCTTCTTGTCGTTCTTGAACAGGCTGCCCTGTCCAGCTCTCATCTCATATGCCATCTGAAACTCCTTTAGGTTAATTGTCGTTGAAAAAGTAGGGAAAATTTTTGGGGTTGCCCCGTACGCTACCGTGAGGGGTGGGGGGCAAGGGGTCGCGTTCCGGGCGCTTCGTCGGGCGCGGATCGCCTGCGCACACGCTGGCGCATATAGGAAGCCTGACCCGGCTGGCAGCCAGACACCCCTTGATCGGCCAGCCCTGTACAAAATCCATACGTTCGTATGCTGGTTGTACACATCGGATTACAGGCCCTACAACGCGCTGACAGGTCGAGTGGCTACCCTTGCCTAGACCAGCCTGCGATCGTGGCTGGAAGGTTGGTTTCCGTGGCTTGGCGGGGTATCCAATCATCTGGCATCTGCCTGCAATTGCCTGATCCCTGCCATCAGGGTGGCTGAGCTGGGTGTGATGCCCTCAGCTCGGTACAGCGGCAGCAGGGTGTCGAGGCAGCTTGCGATCTGCTCGGTCGTCATGCCGTCGCTAACCAGCTGTTCAACTTCTTGACTGCTCAAAACTACACTCAAGTCTGACTTCAAGTTACTAGAATTCTGATTATTTAAATTAACTTCTTTAACAACCTGAATACTAGTATCTTGTCTACTAGTATCTGTGTTCTCTGTGTTTTGCGACACTCCTGAGTGTCCTATTGATTGCCTATGTAACATGTCTTCATTGGACACTGCTGCGTGTCCTATGTGGGCATGGTTATCCACAGGCTTGGTGCCCTTGGATTGAGCCTTGTTGATGGCTGCTTTCATGTTCTTGACTGTGACTGTCTCGCCTTGTTTGGGCATGGTTTTGTACCTCTTGATTGGCTGCCTGAGTACTTTGCTGATTGCTTGGGCGACTCTGCGTTGGCCCTCTGGATCTGGTTGCTCTGCTTGCATTTGCTGCTCCTCCTTGATTGCTGGCGGCCTCGTGTCCTCCATGCTGCTGGTGACTGCCATGGCTGTGGCCGCGTCTACTGAACTGTCGAAGATGACCCGCAGCGTGTTGCAGCGCTCGCCTCTGAATCCTTTCTTGATGATCTCCACATAGCCTGCAGCCCTCAACTGCATGAGCTGGTTGGTGACCGCTTGGCGGCTGATGTTGAGGTCTTTGGCCAGCCTTGCTTGGCTCACCCATGTGATGCCAGCCCGGTTGCAGTAGCTGCACAGCACACCCAAGATCCTGATTGACCCATCTGTCAGCGTTTGGTCTGTCAAGGCTTTGAGCGGCATGACAGCGATCTTGCGCTGGTCTGGCATCGCATCCTTCTTGTAGATGCGCGGCTTCTTGGGCAGGGTGAAGTTGACAGGCTCAGTCATCGCGTTCACTTAAGACTCTCCAAGCTGTTGCTGCGCAGAGTGGAACTTGTCCATTTCCAATGGCTTTAAGTCTGTCCACCCTAGCGGCCAACCCATCAACCACTCTACCCACATTGGGTTCAGCTTGCCACCATTGTGCAGACCCGATACCTGTTCCCCAAGATTGCCTTTTCCCCTGTCCCTTAAAGCGTGTCGGGAATCTTGTGCTTTTGGCGTTCCCCAGACATGAGTAAATCCAGATTCTTTCGCGTCTATGGTTTGCACCAATGTCGGAAGCAGATATAACTCCCCACCGACTGTCATACCCCATTGCGGTAAGGTCTGCAAGGACTCGTTCAAGTCCTCTAGTAACGAGCATTGGACTGTTCTCCACAAATGCATATCTTGGTCGAACCTCGCCAATAATCCGTGCCATTTCTCTCCACATTCCGCTTCTTTCTCCATCGAGTCCATCTCCATTTCCTGCAACTGAGATGTCCTGGCAGGGAAACCCTCCAGATACAACGTCAACAATTCCTCTCCACGGTCTGCCGTCAAAGGTTTGAACATCATCCCAAATCGGGAAAGGCGGGAGAAGACCGTCATTTTGTCTGGCGAGCAATACGCTTGCTGGGTAGGCTTCCCATTCAACGGCACAGACTGTTCTCCATCCAAGGAGTTTTCCCCCAAGAATTCCTCCACCAGCGCCTGCGAAAAGAGCCAACTCATTCATATACCTCTTTCATTTGTTTAACTTCCACAGCTTGGTGACCATGGCAGCCAGCTCATTGGCTGACTCTTGGCCACGCTTGTCAATAACCGACATGATGTAATCCCTGCGACTGATCTGCGGGGTTGACTTGCGCCGCCTGTTGACCGTAACAGGCAGCTTGTCCAGCACCCACTTGGCTTCGGTGTATGCCCTGTACTCATTGCTGTAGCTGCCCACCACGGTGCCATCAGGCAACGTGATGAGCTTGGCATCTGGGTGTACCCTGCCGCATGCCCGGCACGCAAGCTCATCTCCCGAAGACACGGCTTATGATCTTCGCGCCAAGGCTTGGCTGCTCTGCCTGCCAGCGCCTCTCCAGCTCAGCTGTCAGCTGCCTACGCAGCCACTTGGCACCGCCCAGCTGGTGAAACATCTCCCGCTGCGCCGCAGTCACCCTTGCGTAAATCTGTATGTTCACGCCCGTGATATCACTTTTACCCCTTGGCATTGTCGTCCTTCAATATCTCTT